ATCACCAACGAACTTCTTGAAGCGACAAAAGATAATGCTGGCGCTTTCATTGACCAAGCTAAACTCAACTTGGACACAGGTTTTAGAAACATTTCTAACAACTTGGCTCAAAACTTGTTTGCTTCTGGAACTGGATCACGCGGTCAAATCGGAAGCATCGTTAAGTCTGGAGCTTCTTCAGCTACAACCATCACTTTGATTAACTCTGCGCAAGTAGTGCAATTCGAAGTTGGAATGTTGCTTGTTGTTTCTGCGACTGACGGAAGCTCACCATCTACTGATACAGTTCAATTGACTGCGGTTAACCGCTCAACTGGCGTATTGACTGGTGTTTCTTCTACAGCTCTCGCAAGTTCACTTTCTGCTAACTGGGCAGCTAACGGCTACCTCTATGTTAACGGAGATATCGGGGCTTCTGGAGCTTCTGGAACAGGCAGCTATTTGGCTGTTTCTGGTCTTGCAGCTTGGCTCCCGTTGACTGCTCCTTCTTCTGGAGATTCTTTCTGGAACGTTGACCGTTCAGTAGACCCAACTCGTTTGGCTGGTGTTCGTTTCGACGGATCATCTGAAACAATAGAAGAAGCCCTCATCGACGCCGCTGCTCTCGTGGCGCGCGAAGGCGGCCAACCCGATATGTGTTTCACAAACTTTGCTTCTTATGCGGCACTTGTAAAAGCCTTAGGCTCCAAGGTGCAATACGTACAAGTGAAGCACGATGAGTGTGAAATTGGCTGGGCCGGGATTACGATCCATGCGGCATACGGACCAATCACTGTTGTTCCTGATCGCAACTGTCCTGCTCAAACAGCATACTTGCTTTCTATGGACACATGGAAATTCCGTTCATTAGGCAAGGCACCTCACATTCTCACATACGGCCTCGAAGGGCTTGAGGGAATTCGTGTCGGCAATGCAGACGCTTTGGAAATTCGTATCGGTTACTACGGGAACCTTATATGTAATGCCCCGGGCTGGAATTGTGTCGTTAGTTTAAGTCAATGATTTCAACTAGTTACGGCTAGTTAGATATTGTTAATAATGGGTTAAATCCTTCGGGGTTTAGCCCATTTTTTATACTGCGTAGTATAATTAAAATAATAATGAAGAAATGCAAAGTTAAAGACTGTAATAACAAATCAATTTGTAAAGATTTATGTAACAAGCATTATCAGCGTTTTAGAGTTTATGGAGATGTTAATTATGTAAATTTACGTACAAGACCTAAATGTTCAGTTAAAAATTGCAACAAACCACATAAATGTCATTCATATTGTTCAACTCATTACGCTAGATATAAACGACACGGCGACGCGTTATTTATAAATCCTAAATGCAATAGAGACGGCAAATACAAAGAACGTCACAAAAAATATCAAAAAATATGGCGTAAAAAAAATTGGCCTAAATTTTTAGCTTATTTAAAAGCAACCAAAAGGCATTTAAAACAAGCCACGCCTGTTTGGTCAGAAATTGAATTAATTAAAGAATTCTATTTAAAGTGTCCTAAGGGGTATCACGTAGATCATATAATTCCTATTAATGGTAAAAACGTTAGCGGTTTGCACGTTTTAAACAATCTTCAGTATTTACCAGCAAAAGAAAACTTAAAGAAAAGTAATAAATTCTAATTGAAAAAGACCAAGCTTATTTATTAAAAGCAAAACATTCATGAGGTAAAGGTCGGGAATCGAAAGGTTCTCGGCCTTTTTTATTTGTTTTTGCTAATTTTTGTTGTTAAATCGATCACTGCGAATCAAGCACCGTCACTAGAAACAGATATGTCCCCTAGTGACACTGCAGGCTTAACACCGAGCTTGTAGAATCATAACCGTGGCTAGAAGTACAAGAGCTTCTAGTCACACTCCTTTCGCTAAGACACTTATACATATTTGAAAGCTTCTAATTGAAGCGTCTAGGTCGAACTATTAGTCCCGTCCGATATTTCGACGACAATTATGGTGACGGTGAACGAAAGGAACTTATTAACAATGGCAAATAAATTTTATAGCAACGTGGGCAAATTCTTTGCTCCTCACGTATATCCAGTGCTTTTAGATTGTAATTTTTCAATCGACAGCACTACTTCAAGCGGAATTAGCGGTCTAGTTGGACCTGGAATTGCGTCTGTTCAAGCTTATGGAACAGCAACAAACACTCCAGACGCTGGATATTTGAAAGTTGTACTTGGAGATCCATACTACAAGCTTTATGGCTTCAACGTAAATCTTAACTCTCCAAGCTCTGGCAGCACTGCAATTAACGCTTTAACTGCAAATGCTACATATGTAATTGCAAGTCTTGGAACTTCAACTACTGCTAACTGGGTAACTGCGGGACTTCCTGTAGGTGTAACTCCTGCAGTAGGTGTAGCTTTCCAAGCTAGCGGTTCCGTTGCATCTTTAGGAACTGGCACTTGCTCAGCTCCTACTGTATCAACTGTTAGCGGATGCGAACTTGTTGGAAGTGGAAACTTAAGCTTGGCACCTATTGGTGTTGGCGCTGCTAGTCCTTATTTATATTTCAAATTTGTAGGCGCTACTTCTAGCTCTGTTACAACAATGATTGCAAAACAACCAGCTAACGGTACTAAAGTTTATTTACAACTTTACCTCAGCAATAGCTCTGTCGTTGTACAAGGCGAATAATTAGACACAATTTGGGGGGTGGTTTTTTTCTTCATTTCCACCTCCCAATCTTTTAAGGAGAATAAATGGCTGCACCCGCACAACCAACGGGCTTTTGGGCTCAACAAGGCGATGGTAAATGCTACTTAAGTTGGGACCTAACAACAGGTGCTACAAGTTATAGTGTTTATCGCTCAACTGACGGAGTGAATTTTTCTAGCGTCGGAACACCTACCGTAAACGAATACACTGACACGTCTGTCACTGTAGACACACTTTACTATTATAAAGTTGCGGCTGTTAACAGTAGCGGTACTGGACCTTATACAAGTCCACAAAACGTAATACCTACTCTTAACGGTCGATTGTCACTTGGTGAGATTCGACAACGTGCTCAACAAGCAGCCGATCTTGAAAATTCTTTATTTGTTTCAAAGCCTGAGTGGAATTTCTACATTAACCAGTCGGCCAAAGAGTTTTATGATTTACTAATTACAGCCTACGAAGATTATTTCGTAGCTCCTGTGCTAAGGTTTGCAACAAATGGTTCTTCTCAGTTTTATGATCTCCCTAATGGACAAAATTATAACGGCGTTAAGCCATTTTATAAGCTTTATGGTGTCGATTGCGGGTTGGACAATTCTAACAACGCTTGGGTGAGTTTAAAGAAGTTTGATTTTATTCAACGCAATCGCTACGTGTTTCCGCAAATCAACTCTACATTTCTTGGCGTGTTTAATCTTCAGTATCGACTACTTGGAGATCAAATTGAATTTATTCCGACACCTGCCGCAAATCAGTACATTGGTTTGTGGTACTTTCCACGTTTGCCAGCATTGTTAAAAGACACAGATTCACTGGATGGCTTTAACGGTTGGACTGAGTACGTGATTGTTGACGCTGCAATTAAAGCAGTTCGTAAACAAGAAGGTGATACTACTTTGTTAAATGCTCAAAAAATGATGCTTAAACAAAGAATCGAGCAAACTGCACAAAATAGAGATGCAGGACAACCTGATAATATTAGTGATACTCGAAGCTGGGGTAACCGTTATGGTACAGCCAACGGAGATGGCCCTTACGGTGGCTACTAAATGAGTTTACCTATCTTTCAAGATCCAAACAGGAACTTTATGCTTATGCAGACTGGTTGGAGCGCACAGTTAACTCCTTGGTTACAAAACCCAATGAGCCAAGGCGTGTATTTGGAAGGTGTAGCTCTTGCTAATGGAACAACACAAATAAACACAAAGCTTGGCAGATTAATGCAAGGCTGGATAATCACAGACATAAATGGAGCGGCTACGATTTATAGAAGTCAGCCGTTAAATAGTAAAACTTTAACGCTCACAAGCAATGCGGCTGTGACTGTAAACTTATATGTATTTTGAGGAGTAATTAAATGCCTACAACAACAATCAGTCCAAATATGCAATTACCAGTGCCAGTGGTTGGGGTTGATCCAGGACCCGATTGGGCAACACAGATAAATAACTGCTTAGCGCTTATTGATTCTCACACACACGTCACAGGACAAGGCGTGCAAATTACACCTTCTGGCTTAGATATAAATGCTGATTTATCAATTGGTGGTAATAACTTAACTCTTGTTCGAAGCACGCGGTTTCAAAATCAAGCGACAACTTTGTCAGGAGTTACAGATTTAAATTGCGTATATTCTTCAGGAACAGCGGGTGATTTATATTACAACGATGGTAGTGGTAACATAATTCGACTCACACAAAGTGGATCAATTGTTGGAACTACTGGATCAATCGGTGGTCTTGTTAGTCCTGCAAGTGCAACCTATGTTCCTGCTACTCAAACTTTTGTATGGCAATCCGCTGCAAATACTGCGGCAAATATGGATTGCGGTTCTGTAATTTTAAGAAACATAACTGCAAGCTCGTATGGATTAACTCTTGCTCCACCAAGTTCACTTGCACTTAATTACACAGTCACATTACCTGCTATTCCTGCAGCAAGTGGTAACTTTTTAACTATTGATACTTCTGGAAATATTAGTTCCAACGTCAAAATTGACGGTGTCACATTACTTAACACCTCAAACACAATTGCTGTTCAAGCAAGTCAGCTTGTTGATAACTCAACAACTGAAGCAAGTAGCAATCAAATTATAGTAAAAGATGGTGGTATTACATCAGCAAAACTTGCTGCTAACTCAGTGACTACAACTGCAATTACAAACGCAAACGTCACAACAGCTAAATTAGATGCGACAGTGCAAGGAAACATTGCAAAAGCTTGGATTAATTTTAACGGCGATCCGTTATCTGGTACTTATACGCAATCAGGAACGACTGTAACTGTATCAGCAACATCTCACGGTATGGTTGCAGGTCAAAAATTTTACATTGATATTACATCAGGAACAGCTGTAGATGGTGCTTATGTCGTTGCAACAGCTGCGACAAATTCTTTCACTTATACTGCTGGAACATCATTATCAACATCGGGAAATATGACTATTCAAGCTAGAGTGAATAGTTCATATAACATTTCATCTGTTACTTATTCTCCAACCTCACTTTTTACAATAAATTTTTCAACAGCTTTTTCAAATGTGTTTTATACATGGTCTGGAAGCGCTACTCGGTCAGTAAGTCCAACTTTTTTTGGAATAGTTAGCGAAAGTGTAATTACAGCAAGAACAACCAGCGCAATGCAAGTCCAAATCTTAGGTTATACAGGCGGAAGTGGTGCTGCTTGGAGTGGTGCTTTAAGTGCAAATATAATAAACATTATTTATTTTGGAACTTAATATATGCCATTACAAAAGCAATCTTTACCAATTAACTTTGTACAAGGACTGGATTTAAAAACAGATCCATTACAAGTTCCATTTGGTAGATTTATTCGATTAAAAAACACAATTTTTCAAAAAGTGGGTAGATTGCAAAAACGAAATGGTTTTGCAGCACTGCCAACATTACCAGATGCTACAACAACATTTTTGACCACCTTTAACGGCAATTTGACCGCTATTGGTAACACAATCAACATTTTAGCAGACGGTTCTCAAACATGGATTAACAAGTCACTTCTTTATCCTATTGAACTTGAAACAATGCCGCTTGTTCGTGTGAACACCAATCAAACTCAATGCGATTCAGCCGTGTCTGTTAACAATCTTGTTTGTACTGCTTTTACAGACGTACACAACGCTACAACGTCTTATAAGTACGCAATAGCTGATAGTATTACAGGTCAAAATATTGTCACTCCTACAACAATAGCAAACGCTAGTGGCTCACCTCGCGTGTTTGTTCTTGGTAATTATTTTGTAATTGTTTTTACGGCAACTGTAGCTGGCAATCCTAGATTGCAATACATAGCTGTTAACTATTATTCGCTTGTAGCAACGGCTGCGACAGATATCTCAACGCAATATACACCTGTTTCAACAGTGGCTTTTGACGGTTTTGTTGCTAATAATAACTTATATGTTGCTTGGAATGGGTCTGATGGTGGGGGTGCTATTCGTGTTAGTCGTCTGGATAGCATACTTAACCAATATAGTACTGTAGTCTTTTCTGGGTTTGCAGCTACGCTTATGAGCGTATGCGCTGATTTAACAACAAACACTCCAAACGTTTATGTGACTTTTAGTAATGGAAGCACATTAAGAACATTAATTGTCAGCGACATTCTTGTAACTGTTTTAAGTCCTACGTCGCTTTCTCCAACAGGAACAATTCTTAACGTTACATCAACTGCAAACAATGGTTCTGTGACTGTGTTTTATGAAGTTGATAACAGCTACACCTACGATACAAGTTTAAAGACAAACTTCATTCGTAAAGTCAGCATGACTCAAGCGGGTGTTGTTGGATCAACTACAATTATTCAACGCTCAGTAGGGCTAGCCTCAAAAAGCTTTCTTGTAGATCAAACAATTTACATGCTTCAATGTTATGTATCTAATTATCAGCCTACTTATTTTTTAAGTGATTCAAGTGGTAACATTTTAGCAAAATTAGCTTATTCAAATGGCGATGGGTATTTTGTACTTGGACTGCCAAACGCATCTATTTTTTCTAATGTGATTTATTTGCCGTATTTAATTCGCACGCTGATTCAGCCAGTAAATAGATCTCAAGGTGCAAGTAACGCTGGACAAGGAATTTACGCACAAACTGGCGTTAACCTTGTTAAGTTTACTCTTGGAGTTTCAAACATTGCATCTAGTGAAATTGCGAACACGCTTAATTTAACAGGCGGATTTATGTGGCAATACGACGGATTGCAGTCTGTTGAGAACAATTTTTTCTTATGGCCTGACAACATTGAAGTTAAAGGCAACAGCTCAACAGGAAACATGACGCCTCAGCAATACTATTACATTGCTCTTTATGAATGGGCAGATGCTAATGGAAATATACAGCGCTCAGCTCCTAGCATTCCAATTCCTTATACAATTACGACACCTGTCGCCTTTACTGGTGATACAACTTTAAACTCACCAATTATTACTGACATTTCATCAACTGCGCTTTTACAGCCCGGGCAATCAATTACAGCAACGTCACACATACCTGCGGGTAGTTACATTGTATCTGTTGATAGCGCTAATCAAATTACGATAAGTCAAAACGCAACGTCTACGCAAAACAACTTAGCTTTAACAGCAACGGCACTTAAGTCGTTAAACATTTACGTACCGACATTGCGATTAACTTATAAAACTCTGACAGCTCCAAAAATTATTGTTTATCGATGGAGTACAGCTCAACAAATTTATTACCAAGTTACTTCAATTACATCTCCAACAAGCAGCTCAAAAGCTGTGGATTCTGTAACTGTTGCAGATAACCAGTCAGATGCGCAGATTCTTGGTAACTCGATTTTGTACACAACGGGCGGGGTGGTTGAAAACATATCTGCACCTGCACCGTACACAATGACACTTTATCGACAAAGATTGTTTATTGTAGACGCTGAAAATCCAAATACGCTTTATTATTCAAAACAAGTTATAGAAAACACTCCTGTTGAAATGAGTGATTTGTTTACTATTTATGTGGCACCTACTCAGGGTTCGCAAGGTTCAACTGGAACTATTCGAGTGCTTGCTGCAATGGATGATAAGCTTATTATTTTTAAAAATAATGCGATTTATTACATAATTGGTAACGGTCCTGACAACACAGGCACAAACGATGATTTTTCAGAACCTATTTTTATTACCTCAACTGTAGGATGCGACAATCAACAATCTGTTGTGTTTATTCCTGAGGGAATCATGTTTCAATCAGATAAAGGAATCTGGTTGTTAAGTCGCGACATGCAAACGCTTTATATTGGAGCGCCTGTTGAGGATTTTAACTCACAAACAGTTTTAAGCTCAGTTAACGTACCTGGCACTAATCAAGTTCGCTTCACTTTAGATAATGGCATCGTGCTTATGTACGATTACTTTTTTAAACAATGGGGAACTTTTGAAGGTGTGCCTGCAATATCAAGCACGCTTTATCAAGGACTGCACACTTTTGTGAATCAATTTGGTCAAGTGTTTCAAGAAAGTCCTAATACTTATCTTGATGGTAACACGCCTGTCACGATGGGTTTTACAACTGGTCAGTTAAACATGGCAGGTCTACAGGGGTTTGAGCGAGCTTATTTCTTTAACTTTATTGGGCGTTATATAAGCCCTCATAAGTTACAAGTTCGTGTGGCTTATAATTATGGGTCTGATGATCAACAAAGTATAATTAATCCGACAAATTATAACGGTACATATGGCGATGATCCGCTATATGGCTCTACATTTGTTTATGGAGGAAATCCGACCCTTGAACAATGGCGTATATTCTTTCAACGACAAACAACAGCAAGTTTTCAAATATCAGTAGATGAGATTTTTGATCCTCAGTTTGGCACTGTTGCTGGCGAGGGTTTAACAATAAGTGGAATTAACGTAATTTACGGAATTCGCGGAAACTACGCAAGGCTTCCAGCAAGTCACAGTGTGGGTTAATAGTATGCGGACATTGATACATTTAAAAGAATTGAGAGGTAAATAAATGAGTTGGTTTAGTAAAGCACTAGGAGTGGTAGCGCCAATTCCCACTTTGGCTACAAGTTTAGCTTCAGGAAACCTTTTTGGTAAAAAAGGTGGTTATAAGCCAACTGGAGCAACTTTAATTAATCCTTTTGAGCAAGAACAAGCTAAAAGACTATACGAACAAACTCAAAGCGGTTTGGCTCAGCAACAAGCTTTTGTTAATGCTCTTGCAGGTCAAAATGCTCTCGCAAATCAAGCCAACGTATTTAGACAACTTCAAGATGTAGTTAGTGGCACAGGACCAAATCCAGCACTTGCAGCACTACAACAAGCAACAGGTCAAAACATTGCCGCACAAAATGCTCTTATGGCTGGTCAACGTGGAGGAAGTAGAAACGTAGGATTGCTAGCAAGGCAAGCAGGATTGCAAGGTGGAGCACTTCAACAACAAGCCGCAGGACAAGGCGCTACATTACAAGCTCAACAACAACTGAATGCTTTAGGACAACTTGGCGGTCTTGCAAATCAACAAGTAGCTCAACAACAAGCAGGTCTAGGAGCACTTCAACAATATGGATTGCAAGGACAACAAAATATCCTAGACGCTATAGCAAGACAAAACGCTGTTGCCGCTCAACAACAATCTTCTCTTAATCAAATTAATGCACAAATTGAAGCTGATAAAGCAAAACAACAAGCTGGTATGTTTGGAAGTGTATTAGGTGCGCTTGGAACTATTGGAGGGTTAGCATTAGCTCCTGCAACAGGTGGTACATCTTTAGCATTACCTGCAATTGCAAATGCAGCTTCGCCTAGTTTTGGTTCTTATAATTTTGGACAATATACTGATGTAAACAAATTTGCTCATGGTGGAAAAGTTAATAAATACGCAATGGGTGGAATGGCAGCTAATCAACCACAAAGCTACATTGGTCAATACTTTCAAAACCCTAATCAAATGCTCGGAGCAATTAATCAATCCGACAACATTAAAGATGCTAATTTAGATTACTCAACATTAAATGACGGCGGAGCTGTTAATCGCGACGGAATGTATGCTCAAGGCGGCATGGCACCTATGTCACTTATGAAACAAGGTGGCAAAGTACCGGGCAAAGCTGTTGTAAAAGGCGATAGTTATCAAAACGACATCGTAGATGCAAAGTTGTCTCCTGGAGAAATTGTAATACCTCGTAGCATTGTAAATCATCCAAACGCGCCTGAGATGGCTGCTAAGTTTGTACGAGATACTTTAGCTAAAGGAAATTTTAAAAACAAAAAAGGTTATCAACAAGGTGGAGGAGTAGAAAGAAATTATGATGAACCTGAAGCTATTGCGTATGATAACCCTGAAAATTTAGAACCTGAAATTAAAACTTTACAAGATCCTGAAGAAACAAAACCAATTGAAAGCAACGTACCTTTTGACGTTAGTTATAATAATGAAAAAAGCATGCAAATTACTCCTGAAATGCTTAAAGAAAGAAATGTTGCTAATGTAACACCTGAAACACCTATAGTTCAAACAGAAGAACCTTCTTTGTTTCAAAAAGGTTTTAATGCTCAAAGAAAAGCATATTTAGAAACTGGTCGTTTAGCTGAAAAACAAGCAGAGCTAGAAGAAGCTGAATATAAAAAAAATGTTTTAGATTTAGAAGCAAAACAAAAAAGTTATTTATCAGAACTTAGTGAAGTAAATAATGAAATGAACAATTTACGATCTGACATTATGCAGACAAAAATAGATCCTCAAAGATTTTATGCAAATATGTCTACGGGAAATAAAATTGGTACTGCTATTGGCTTAATTCTTGGTGGAATAGGAGCTGGTTTAACAGGCGGCGAAAACATAGTTCTTAAGCAATTAAATAATTACATAGAGCAAGATTTGTATGCTCAAAAAGCTAATTTAGGGAAAAAAGAAAGTTTGCTTAGTGGTTTGATGCAAAAGTACGGAAACGTAAATCAAGCAATGCAAATGTCACGCATTATGATGACAGATGCTCTTTCTTTAAAAATGAAACAAATTGCTTCACAATATGCAGGTAAAGTAGAAGCTCAAAGATTAAATGCTGAAATAGCTAAATTAGATCAAAGCATAGCTCAACAAGTTGATACTTTTGCAAAAGCAAGAATGTACGCGTCTGCAGATGGTGTTCCTGCGGAAATGGATCCATACAGAGAGCAAAGAGTTTTAATCGGAAACGTGCCTTATTATGCAGGGTCAGCACAAGATGCTCAAAAGAAAATGGATCAAATAAATAACATTGATGCGTCTTTAGCTACTATTAGACAAATGAGTGATTTAAGAAATCAATACGGTGCTGAGTTCTATCCAGGTGTTGCAAAAGAAGAAATGAAAGGTTTAAAAGAATCTTTGCTTTTACAAGCAGGACCAATTCTTTTAGGCGCTCCAATTACTGAAAGAAATAGAAAATTAGTTGAAAATCAAATTCCTGATCCAACAAGATTCAGTGATGTTAAATTTGCAAATTCTTTGCGTGAAATAGAAGGTAAATTAATACGCAAAAAAGAAGACATTAAAAAAAGTGTATTTAAAACGCCTATGATGAAAAGGTAGACTTAATGGCTAAAGATTTTTTTGTTAAGCCTAGTTTTTACGATGTTTATCATCCTGAAGAAAAAGAAAAAGTTGTTTCTGAAACAGAACCAGAAGTTAAGCCAGGGTTTGTTAAATTACAAAACACTTATGGCGAAGTGGTAGATGTTGAAAAAGATCGTGAACAAAATTTACTAGATGTTGGATATACTCCAATAACGCCAGAACAAAAAAAACGTTTAGTTTTAGAAAAGAAATATGGCGGAACAGGTCAGGAATTTTTAGCAGGTATAGAGGGTGCATCTGATGCAGCTTCTTTTGGTCTTTTAAATCGTGCTGAAAACGCTATTGGTGAAGCTTTAGATTTACCTGAGTTAACTTTTGAAGCACAAGAAGCTCGAAAACTAATAAACCCAAAAGCAGCTTTAACAGGACAAGTTTTAGGAACTGCGGGAATTATTTTTGGTACTGGAGGATTTGGAGCTGCAGGAGCAAAAACAGCTGCTCGTATAGGTCTTGGTTCTGAAGCAGCTGCTTTAAGAACAAGTCAAAAAGTTGCCGAAAGTGCTTTAAAAGCTGGCATAAGCGGAGCAAAAGCCGCTGAATTAGCAAGTGCTGCAAGAGCAGCAAAACTTGCTGAATATTCTATGACTGCTCGTATTGGTTCTAGGGCAGTAGCTAATGCTGTTGAAGGTGCAATATACGCATCTGGACAAGAAGCTGTTAAAACTATTTTTCAAGACCCAAATCAATCTTTAGGGTCAGCTGCTACAAACATCGGTCTTTATGGTTTGTTAGGTGGTGGTGCTACTGGAGCTGCATTTGCAGGAGCAGGTGAGCTTTGGAATGCTGCTTTTGGAAATCAAACTAAATACACAATTGGTGAAATTAATAAATTTATTCGTGAGCACGGTGAAAAGAGTCAATTAAATGACCCTTTAATTAATCCAGTACAACAAGGACAAATACTGCCTGAAACAGAAATACCTATTTCAATAGAAAGCGGCACGCCTATTCAAACACCTACAATTGGTGATCGTGTAGGAGCTTTTGGTCGCAAAGCTAATGCTGATGAAATTGAAGCGGCATCAAAGCGTTTAGATTTAAAACCTGTGACGGGAATGTTGGATGCAGATGATCGTGTAGCTAATGAAGCTGACGTTTTGTCTGAAACTTTTTCAGCTGTAGGTAATAAACTTAAAAATGAAAAGCTTGAGTTTAATAATAGACTACAAAAAATTGTAGACGATGATTTATTAGCGGACAGGTCTCCTCCTTCTGTTGGTTCTTATGAAGTAGGAAAACTAGCAAAAGAAGATATAGAAAGTTTTTACGAAAAAGCTAAAAATGAGCTTAGTAAAAGATACAACGCAGAAAAGCCACATTTAGATGCGGCAAATTTAACTGACGAAATAAAAGGTAAAGCTTTAGCAACGATTAAAGCTAGTCAGTTTTATAAGCGTTCTAATAAAAAATTACAGCGTGATGTTAACGAAGTTTTAAATCAAATTGGAAATCTTAAAAACTTAACTGATTTAAAAGAACTAAATACAATAAATAATAACAACATTACTAAGGCATATGGAGCTCAAGATAAAAACTTGGCTCTTATGTTAACAGACGTAAAAAGAGCATTTAAACAAATGCGTAATGAAGGAATTTTAAATTCCGCACAAGAAATAGCAGGTAAAGAAGGCGATCAAATTGCTAATAAGTTTATAGAAAATTTATCAAAATTAGACGCTGATTATGCTGCTTATAAAAGGTCTATAGAAGAATTTACAGAAGAAACAGGAACTAAATCAGGTAGATACGCAGGAAACTTAGATATTTTGTTAGATAACTTTAATAAAATGTCTAATGAAAGTTTTGCTAAAAAACTAATCAATACAAAAGACAGAGATCAATTGTTGTATCTACAAAGAAATTTTCCAAAAGTTTTTGATAACTTAAGAAGATTTAAAATAAAAGAAATATACAATAACGCTAAAAGCTCAGCTCAAGGAAGCGGAAACAAGTTAATAATTAGCAGCGTAATGGATCAAATTGATGAACTTGATCCAGTTATGAAGGAAATGTTTTTTGCTAACAAAGGTCAATTATTGCAAGACCTCGATACTGTATACAAAGCACTACCGCCAAAATTTAATACTTCTAATACTGGTCCTGCGACATCTTATTTAAAAGAATTTGCGACTAAACTAATAACTCAACCAACTAAAGTTTATGAATCTGTTTTAAATGATGCAGGATATTTTACAAAATACTTGCTTATGCAAAAAGGAAGCTTGTTAAATAATTTAACCAAAAATGCAGGTAACGATAAAGCTGCAGAAGTTGGAATAGCTAAGTTATTAACAGCAACAGATAGAGACCCCAATGCATCTAGTTTTAAAATTATGGTTGATTACATTCGCCAAGTTTTAAAAGGCCAAACTAATACTAATAGAGCTATTGATAATTTAATGAAAGGCGCGCCTATTATTATTCCTCAGCATTTAAAGCCTGATGAAAAAGTAAAAGAAAAACTTGATAAACGAGTTAAGCAAGTTGGTGAAAACCCAAATGCAATGCTTGATATGCATCAAGATTTTAACCATTACATGAGCGATCACGGAATGGCTATTGCGGCTGCGTCTGCGAATGCGGTTAATTATTTAAATACAATTAGACCAGTAGAACGTAGAGAAAGTCCTTTAGATGATCCTACACAACCTAGTTTAATTGAAAAACAAAACTACGATATTGCTTTATCTATAGCGCAACAGCCTTTAATGATACTTGAAGACATTAAAGATGGAACGCTTAACAGCCAAAAGTTAGGACATTTGCAAAACTTGTATCCTGATTTTTATGCAAATATGCGCTACCGAATAATGAACGAATTGGTAAACATCACAGAAAAGAAAGAAAAAATTCCTTATAAAACTCGCATGGGATTATCTTTGTTTTTAGGAACTCCGCTGGATAGCACGATGAAGCCTGAGGGTATTATGGCTTTGCAACCTAAGATGGCTCAAGCGCAGCAACAAGCAATGATGCCTATGCAACAAGCTGTTCAAGGTGGCGGTCGTCAGCGTGGGACAATGAAAAACATTGGTAAGCTTGCCGATCAACAATTGACCCCAATGCAGACACGCATAATGGAGAAACAATCCGTTAAAGTTTAAAGACACTTATACATTTATGAAGCCTTAAGCGAAACACGCTTTTAGCTCGAAAAGAGAGGTCATTTAAAATGTCACGAAAGAACGTATTACCCAAATTTAAAAACATAACCGCAGGCGATATGAGTGGAAACATCACTTCTGCAGTCACCAACATTCAATATGTCGACAATGTTGGAATCGAATTAAGTTTTACAGGCACACCAACCGGAACCTTTGCAGTAGAAGTGTCTGTGAGTTATGAGCAAGATAGCCAAGGAAACGTTATTAACGCGGGTTCTTGGAATGCTTTAACGCTTAATCCAACACCTGTCGCAAGTGGAGCTCCAGGGTCGTATTACATAAGTCTGAATCAAATTGAGGCGCCATGGATACGGATCCGCTACATTCGCACCAGCGGAAGTGGTACTCTGACAAGTTACATCGCTACTAAGGAGATCTAGCGATGGGATACACAAGATGGCCCGTAATAAACAGCGTTTTGACCGCAGTAAATGCGGCTGCTTTACCTATTGCAGGAACAGCGGATGGCACTCTTGGTGTAGCCCTTGATACGCATCAGTTATATGTATTCAATGCGACCACAAACGCATGGGTGTTGTTAGTATAATAAGTTATGGACGATCTTAAGCTTCCATTGTTGTTTTCAGTAATTGGATATCTTGTGAAAATGTTTATCGATACCATGAGAAAAGGTGACGATAACCACGATAAAAGTATTAAAGAAAACACTGAGGCAATATGGATGCTTAAGACGCAAATTGCCGTTTTGACTGAAACGTTAAAGCCTTTATTTGAAATTAAGGCAGAAGTAGATGATTTACAGCAAAAAGTAGGCAAGATTGAAAACATAATGAGGATAAAACAAGACCTATGTACGGCAAACGCGAGCAAATTAAGCTAAGCCCACGCGATGAGTGTGAAGTAATAAAATACTTGCTCGCGACTGTTTACGAGAATCTGCGAATACGTAGTCACGGCTGCGATAGCTGTAGCGACGTGTATGAGATTTGGACAGAATTGAGAAAGCTAGCAGAAAGCTACGATATTCAGATTAATGGATTCGCGGCAAAAACTGCCTAAGCCATCTGTCGATCTCGTGCTTTTTAAAGTTCCATGCTTTGCCGACTTTGTACGCAGGTAAGCCTTTTTCTTTAATGTATTTGCTAATTGTGGTTCTAGTAACTTGAAGCATAAGACAAACGTCTGTCATGTTTAGCCATCTTGTAGCTGCATCAACGCTAGATTCAATTACTTTAGGGGTTTTTTTAGCCACAAACTTTTTTTTGTTTAATGTTTTTTTCTTCATATTGTTTTGTCCTTATTGTTGGTTATAATTATTTAAAGCTGCTTGGTTGGGCTGGTATCAGCCAAGTGGCAATTTAAAACGGTATTTCATCCTGTTTAGATTCAAGAGTTACAACATAGTCTAAAAGAAGTTTATAATTTGCTAAATTCTTTTCTTTCCATTTACTGTCGTTTTTTGTTTTTTCATACGTAAGTAGTTTATTAATCCAAACGCCAAAACGCTCAGGACTTTTCTCAGCGGCTTCTTTGTACGTTAGTCCTTTAAACTCGGGATTATATTTTAAAAGCACGTCGTTAATTTTAACGCTAAAAATATCATCAGGAGCACTAATAGTTTTTTTAGTTTCTACAGGGGTGTCTACAATACGCTCACCTTCATCTAAGTCGGCAGCTGCAAAAGCAGTTCCGTAGCCACAAAGCAAAAGAGCTCTACCTACTGCTCCTGTTTCAGCTTTTTCCATAAAATCACCAAAGCCTGCAGTGTTTTCTTGCTTGTGAGCAGTGGCAATAACTTTACCTGTTTCATCTTTAATTGTGGCTTTAGCAGTAGCTGCTTTGTCACTTAAGGTCACAAATTCAGTTTCAATTGACCAATTTGGATGCTCTTCACGAAACCAAACAAGACGCTGATGAACCATCATATAGTCTTTGCCTTTAAGATTCATAACTTGTAATTGTGTTCCTGCTTTTGTCTTCATTTTATAAATTCCTTTTCAAGATAAGTAAGAACTTTGTTTAAAGCGTATTGTCGCTCTTCCTCGTATGTTTGAAATTTTCTAGTGGGTGTTTCTGGGGGTGGGACGTATTTAAAAGGAGTCATTGGATAGTAATGATATTCACCAATGTATGCCCCTAGTTTAGCCCAACGCTTTAGACTATCTTGCCAATTCCATTCCCATTCTTGTTGATGCTTTTCTCGAAAAATATCGTCGTTTTCGCGCGCGAGTTCACGATCTTTGTCTTCGTAATACATGAGGTGTAAACATATTAAAAGATATGGCAAGTTATGTAAAGATAATACCCAATATGGCTGGCCTTTCAGGACTCGAACCTGAGACCGAGTGATTAACAGTCACTTGCTCTACCGACTGAGCTAAAGGCCAAATGCTTGATTTTATTGAGTATTTAAAAAAAAAGGTTAACGCGCTTTACACGGGATAAAACGCGTTTTAAATCAATTTTTGCAGAAAAAGATTTACGAGCCGAGAATATCTCAAATCATAAATCTTACAAGCAAAAAACGATAGATTTTTTAAAATTATCTATCTGCGCCAAGACCTATCACACAACCCTATTTGGGTTAGCGTGCAGCTTATGTGGCAATGGCTGATAGGGGCTCTCGATAGAGGCTGAGACAAGGGCTCTGGCTATTGAGAGGGTAAGTGGTGACCTAACATGGACAAAGCTCTGATAAGACGAAAGCGTAAAGGGCATAAGATGTTATCAAACAACCACCGTGTGAAATAAACTGGCTCCGTTAGGGTAGATCGAGAGGTCTTTAAATAGTTTGTTGAGCATGAAAGGGAAGCTGGATCGCCAGTGAACCCTTTCATGCAAAATTCCTTCACCATTAAAGTAGATTGAAAGGTACAGAGATAAATGAGCAGCGAAGAGTATAAGCAACAGTATCAAAAAAGCAACAACAACAAAGAGCTAGGAATGACTTCGTTTTTAGATATTGTGAATAAATTTAAACACTTTTTTAAAACAGCACCTGATAACAAGTATTTAGAGAACTTTTGCAGGTACGGTATAAAGTTTTCCCAGACTTCTCCAGATAAGTTTAGACGTGCTTTAGAAACTATCTTAGAACATCAAGATACATTTCCTTCTATTTCGGATTTAAGAGTAGCTATAGAGAAGCTTCCTCGCAGACCAATTGACTACATAGCTTCAAACACTAAAGACGCAAGGCAAGCAATAGGATGCGCTAGGTGCGAACATTTTGGTTGGGTCAGAGCAATTAGCGAAGACATGTACGAAACCGTCTGCAAGTGCCCACATTGCAATGGGAAAGGGTTAACTACAGAACTTCCAACAAAAGAGCAAGTCTATGCAAAAGGTTATACTAAGCTTAAAATAAAGAAATAAAATGAAACGCTTTATTACGTTCATTCAAAAACTGTTTGGCAAAAACACCAAAGAAAACCCATTTAAAAATTTTAAATATCCTATTCTTAAAAAATGATTGAGCTTTATTTAACAATTTGCACGGCCAGCTTTTTAGCTTGGCTTTTAGTTTGCGAATTTGGAGATATGTAGCTAGAAGCTCATTTAAGGCTACAAGAACAAACGCTTTTTCTTTAACCTGTTAGAGCGCCAAAAAACCAGATTGCACAAACTTTCATCACCGTTCTTGTAGCCGGTTATAAAATTCAAGGTAAAATATAAATATGAACTTAAAGCTAGGTATGAACAATAACGAAGTTTTAGAACTTCAAAACAAGTTAAAAATACTTGGCTATTATGGATCAAAGGTTGATGGCGTGTTTGGCTTAGTTACTGAGCAAGCTGTTAAGTTGTTTCAAAAAAAATACGATTTAAAAGTAGATGGCGTTGTTGGTCCTAAAACCATGCAAATGCTTTATGAAAAAACTCAAGAAAATATAATTCTTGAAGCCCCAGCTAAATTAAAACGCCCTCGTAATTACCCAGAAGTTTACAAGATATTTGGAGACCCTTTGCAAAACGCTTGGGCCTCAACAAATCTAGACTATTGTCAAATTCCTGACAGTTTTAAAGCTTTTCCATTAGTTAAAGGTAAACGCGCTTTTACTACGCATAAGCTTATGATTCCTGTGTTTCAAAGTGTGTTTAAAGAAATTGATAAGCAAGGTTTGGCCCCTGAAATATACAGCTACGATGGGTGTTTTAATATTCGAAAAATACGAGGCTCTGTGAAAATGTTAAGTTTACATAGTTGGGGAATAGCTATTGATTTAAACTACCGCGGAAATGAGCTCGGAAACAGCGACTGGCGAATGCCAGCTCCAATTATACGCATCTTTGAGCACTTTGGTTTTTATCACGGTGCTAAGTTTAAACGAGTAGATGCAACGCACTTTGAGTACTTTGATCGCTCATAAAATACATGTATCCTAATTGTGGCGGGGGAAATCCTTCCTCAAGGTTCACATGTTTTCTTTCTTTGTAAACTACCTTCCTCCGCCGTCTTTATTCAGATAAATCTTCAAGCTGAATAACGCGTACTATAGTTCGTTCAGGACCATCGGTGTACATTTTTATCCCTGTGATATCCACAACGCAGCTATCATCTTGCCAAATAGCACCGTTTAAAGAATCCAATACTTGTTTTAAAAGATTGTCCACGTCACCTTTGCCGCCATATACAAGTTCCTTTTTTTTATCAGCTTTGGGACGTGCAAAGTAAAACGCACATTGTACTTTAACGGGTTTAACAAATTGCAACCCATCGGCGGCTTTACGAGCTACTGTGGCTACATAACGCTGGTAAGATACTTGTTTAGCAGTATTATAATGTCGGCCGCCGCGAGCGACACGCGTGCGTTGATGAGGCATAGGGTGTGCTTCAATTGTAAAAAGTAACTCATTTCTTAATGCCATTTAAATTTATTACCAAAACTTTATTTGCGTTATCGAAATAGCAGTCATTTGTTTGACTGCATAATTGCTTGATCACTTCTTTAAGATTGGCATAATTTTCGGCTTTTGTGGTAAGCATACCCACACGCAACTTATCCCAGTCGTCTTTTTCTATGACGCGCTTTTTCCCGCTTAAGGTTGTTGCACAATAAGCACTTCCATCGCTCATATTCGTGCACCATTCTTGGTCTTTAATAATTACGCTGTTGCAGCTACTTAGACCAATCAAGCAAATCATCCATAGCTTTTTGCACACTAGCTTGGCTTGCTTTAATCTTTTCATCATTTTTTTCCTCAATAGCTGCTTTGTATTCATCTAATAAATTATTGTAATTGCTTAACTGCTTTTGAACGTCAGTAGATATAACAGTAAAGGTTGCAATCTTTTGCAGGTAATTAAACAGCGGATTAGTAATAGCAAAAATTAGACGATCAAAAATTTGACTAAGAACAGGGAAGTTTAAAAAAGGAAACTCAACCTTAACGCTTTTAAGTAATGCTTGAACAGCAAAATCAAAAACAAATTTGTTAACAGCGCTATTGGTTGGGTCAGGTTTAAAGTTATTCAATTTGTTTATTAGTTATGATTCTTAGAACTACGTTTACAGCGGCCCAGCCAATACCAAGCTCAGAGAAATTAACTTTAATGAATTCAGCTACGCTTTGGTTATAAGCGCCAACAATTACAGCCACAACTCCAATAACTTGTAGAAGAATGGTTTTAGAAAGATACCAAGGTTTTGCGTTTTCCATACTAAGGATTTTAAATCATAAGTTTAAATATCGCATAGCGTGTAAAAACATTTTTTTGACTGTGGTGTTATTTTACAACTTTTGTGTAATATTTAACAAAAATGAAGCTAATTATTGCAAAAATCAAACGATATTACGCACTTTTACGTGCTTTCTTTCCCTCCCAGCTACCCCAAGGCATGAAAGAATTTAAAGAATTTTCAGATTCAATTATCGATTTGTACAATTTCCCAAAAGATAACGACGGCTACGTTAATATGATAGCCACCATGATTCAGCACTTTGATCGTACAGTGCACGCCACAAGCAAATACAACTTCTCACGGCTTATGCGTAAAGCTGTGGCCAATGAAGTCGCGTATTATGTTATTCAAGATTTAAAATTAAAAAAGAAAAAAGCCGATGAAGACGCAGCTAAGTTGCCAGTTATAGACGGAGAACTAGTAGCCGATGGCGCAAAAAAAGAACAACAATCCGTACAAGACGCAGAACTTTCTTGAATTAAAAAAAGAGTGGTACAAGCACCTTGAGAACTTGGGTTTCAAAGATATCGAAGAGGATTATAAAGATTCCTCTAAGACATGCCTCAAGCGCTGGGATTCATTTTACTTCACAGCCAAATCTCATGGTTCGCATACGATCGACTTATTTACGAGCAAAAGAGATTATTACTATTATGCTCATCAATTCTTAAACGAAGCGGAGTTTGAAAGCGAAACGCAAAAAAAGATATGGGAACTACACTCAACAGGTATCAGCATTCGAGACATCTCAAAGCACCTGCTCAACAACTATATGCTCAAAATGAGCAGAGACCGTGTGTGGAAAATTTTAAAACCCCTACAAGAATCATTAAAGAGTTTTGTAAAAGCTAGAAAGAGCATTATGAGTAAAGAAGACATATTACTGCTTCGTGACCCCAAAGAAGAAGACGAAGCATTTGTCTTTGCAACATGGCTGCAACAAGTGCTCACAAACACTCGCTGGAGAAATGGCGTCGATAAACAAAACTTCTTTCGTTACAGAGAAATACTTATCGCGATACTTAAAAAACCCACTGTTAAAGTTACTGTATGCTGCTTAAAAGAAGACCCTGATATCATTGTGGGTTATTCGGTTTATGAAAAGACAGCAACAGATACAACATTGCACTTTGTGTATGTAAGAAGTGATTGGCAAAGACAAGGCATCGCTCGTGACATTTGCCCTAAACACATAACAGTCATTACACATTTAACAAAAATTGGAGAAAGAATCTGGAGCAAAATGGTGCCAAAGCCCAGATACATCTCTATACCCTTAGTTTATGAGGTCTTGGAAAACCCACCTGACTATACCCAACAACGAACAAAAGAAAGTGAGAATACAAATGGAACAATACAAACTACCTGAAAACATTACTTTGAAAGAACTCGAGCAAGAGCACAACAACACTGCGTTTTTGGTCGGAGTTAAGAACTATCAAATTAAATGCCTGCAAGATGAACTCGCAGTGCTTTATCCAAAGATGCTTCTTTTAAATGAAAAAGGTGCTGAACTTCAAAAGCTTGAAAAAGAAAAAGAGCCTGCAAAGGTTGTTGAAGGTGAAGTGATTGTCTAAGTCAGCTAGTACTCCTGCGAAAAAGGAGATTCAAGTAAAACGCATGTGGGTCAACGGTGTCGCCATCAGTTGGCCTTCAGGCGGGATCGGGGGCGCCCTTCACTTAGATGAAAAGTCTCATCCAGGGATCAAGATGAAGTTAAGTACTCTTGAAGGGTGGCTCCTGATCGAACGTAATGGCAAAAAAGCAGCAACCAATGGCCCTGTAATGGTTGAGCTAGAAGATCATGAGTCGCTTACATAAATTAGAAAACGTGGTTTGGGTTGATATAAAAAAACTCAAGCCACATCCAAAAAACAGAAACAAACATCCAAAAGAACAGATAGATCGTTTATCTAAGATTCTTATGTATCAAGGCTTTCGAAAGCCAATTGTAGTGAGTAATAGAAGCGGATTTATTGTTGAAGGTCACGGCCGTGTAGAAGCTGCTAAAGCCAATAAATGGACAACAGTGCCAGTTTCTTATCAAGATTTTGAAGACGAGACGCAAGAGTATGCTCATTTAACTGCGGACAACGCTATAGCTTTATGGGCTGAGCTAGATATGTCTGGCATAAACGCAGACACTTTAGAGCTTGGGCCATTTGATACTGATTTATTAGGTATTCAAAATTGGGAACCTGTTGCTGAAGATGTTTATGAAAACAAAGATGCCGATGCTATTCCTGAAATTGCTCAAAATGAATTAGAGGTTCAGTTAGGCGACATATATCAACTTGGTGACCACCGTTTAATGTGTGGTGATTCTACCGATAAAGAATGTGTAGAAAAGCTTATGGATGGTCAAAAAGCTGACATGGTTTTTACTGATCCACCTTATAATGTGGCAAGCGATTCTAAAAACTTTGCTGCTAATGTTTCAAAAAGCATGAAAGATTTGTCAGAATCTAAATGGGACAAAGAATTTGAAATTGAACCACCAATTATTAATGCTGTTTCTTTTTCAAAAGATTCTGCTACATATTACATTTGGACAAGTCATTATTTATTTAATCGTATAATTGAAACATTAAAAAATCATTGTGATTTTATTAGTTATCTTGTTTGGGCAAAACCAAATCCAATGCCAAGTCTCAGTAAAAGACATCCAACATGGAACACAGAACTTTGTGTTTATGGTACACGAGGAACAAAAAGAATTGTAAATTTTCCAAATGAAGAACATTTTTTATCGTGTAGAAATGTAATAAAAAAATCAGATGGATCGCATCCAACTCAAAAACCACTAGAATTAATTGAACCTTTAATAGAATTTTCAAGTGGTAAAAAGCAATTAATTATGGATCTTTTTCTTGGATCAGGTTCAACACTAATAGCTTGCGAAAAAACAAACCGAAAATGTTATGGAATGGAATTGAACCCTCACTATTGCTCAGTAATTATTAAAAGATGGCAAGATTTTACTGGGAAAAGCGCAATTAAGCTTTAAAATGGCGATAAAAGGACGATAATGCATTATGGCAAAAGGTAAAAAGACTGGTGGAAGAGACTTTTACAAGGGACATAAGTTAACCCCTCCAGGGCCTGGACGACCTGCCGTTAGTCCTCAAATAAAAGCTATTAAACAGCTAAACGCAACCAAGCTTGCTGAAATGCTTAATGAGTTTATAAACATGGATAAAGAGGCGTTAATAGCTAAAAGCAAAGACCCTTCTACGACCGTGTTTGAGCTTATTATCTGTTCAATATTAAAGAACGCTTATGATAAAGGCGATCAACAACGTATTAATTTCATACTTGATCGTTTAGTCGGTAAAGTAAAAGACCAAGTCGAGCATACAGGTGACGGCTTTAAAATCATTTTAGAAGACTACTTAAGTAAAAAAGATGATTGATGTCAGAATTAGCCTACAGCCTAAGCAAAAAGAATTCTTGCATGCAGTGGAAAAGACCCCTGTGGTTTTCTTCGGTGGTGCACGTGGTGGTGGTAAAAGCGCAGGACTTAGGCGAATTATGCTTTTACGTCGGCTTGTATATCCTGGCAGCACTGGGGCTATATTTCGCAGAACTTATCCAGAACTTGAAGGAAACCATATTAGGCCTTTGTTTCAAGATTATCCATTTCTTCGAGAGTATTGGAATGAATCAAAAAAACTAATCACATTACCTAATGGGTCCACACTTCAGTTTTGTCATTGTAATGGGGAAAATGATGTTGCTCTTTATCAAGGTCGAGAGTTTCATGATCTAGCAATTGATGAAGCAGGTCAGTGGCCAGAGACTATGTTTCGCACGCTACTTGGTTCTAATCGATCATCTAAGCCAGGTATTAAAGCCAGAGCAATACTTACAGGTAACCCAGGTGGTATTGGGCATGCTTGGCTTAAGCGCATATTTGTAGAGCGTAAGTTTAAAGAAGAAGAACGAGAAAACGACTACACATTTATACAAGCATTTGTGCAAGACAATGCAGCCTTGCTTGAGAACGACCCTGACTATGTACACAGACTTAAAACAGAACCTAATGAAGCTTTAAGACGTGCTTTTCTTTATGGCGATTGGGATATCTTTGCAGGTCAGTTCTTTAGCGAAATAAGCAGAACAGTTCATCTTATTAAGCCATTTAACTTGCCTCATCACTGGTCACGCTTTGGCGCGTACGACTTTGGTTACAATCACCCCGCAGCGTTTGGTTGGTTTGCAACAGACGAAGACGGTAACGTGTACATGTATCGAGAGCTCATAAAGCCTCAACTTCGTGTAGACCAGTTTTGTCAGTTACTTAAAAGCTATCCTGATACTGAGAACTTATATCCAATTGTAGCAGGTCACGATTGCTGGGCAAAAAAAGGGGTGCTTAATGAATCCTCACCCCCAACTATTGCAGAAGAGTTCGCTAAACATTCAATCATGCTTAAACGTGCGAACATTGATCGAATACAGGGCGCTGCGCAAGTTCGCTCATATTTAGCATGGCAAAATAAAGCCAATGGACATAACAAGCCAAGGTTTTATATATTCGACACATGCCCTATTACATTTGATTGCTTAACTCGTATGCAGCACGACCCGAATAAAGTTGAAGACGTGCTTAAAGTAGACGCTAAAGAAGGTGACGTTTACTCAGGCGACGACCCTTTCGATATGGTCAGATACGCTTTGATGACTCGGCCTCCAATCACAGAACACCCGCCAATTAATTACAAGTACGGCTCTAAGGAATGGGCTGAGCAGCAAGTAACTGAAATGGAAAAAGCAGCTCAAGAGCATTTTGAGTCACTTCAAGAACAAGCAGGATTTGTCTGACAGCGATGCATTAGTAGATGTCGTTTTCAAGTACGAGACAAATTGGATTGCCCGCAGGCGGCTTAACAGGACAGGCATTAGTTAAACTCTCAAATAATGATTTTGACGTTGCTTGGGGTACTGGTAGTGGAACAGGCGGGTCCGTTACAAGTGTTTTTGGAAGAACAGGTGTAATTGTACCTCAAAGTGGTGATTACGATTCTGACTTAGTTCCTGAGCAAGTTGGAGCTAGCAATTTATATTTTACAAATACTCGTGCAAGGGCTGTGTTTAGTAATACAACCCCCATAAATTACTCTGCAGGTGTTTACTCAATTACTCTCGCAAGCACTTCTGCAAATGGTTATATAAGCTCAACTGATTGGACAACGTTTAACAGTAAAGGCACTGGCACTGTTACAAGCGTCGGCTTAACTGTTCCAAGTTGGTTAACAGTCAGTGCTCCCGTTACAACAACAGGCACTCTTGCAATTACAGCAACAAGTGGTCAAACAGCTAATCAAGTTATGGCAACTCCTGACGGAGCAACAGGCGCTATGTCACTTCGTGCGTTGGTTGAAAACGATATTCCAAACTTAGACGCTTCTAAAATAACAAGTGGATATTTAAGTCCTGTATTGGGCGGCGGGGGTGTACCGTTTTACGGTGACGGATCAGACGGCAACGTTACGATAAATTCGAACATTACCTTAGTTCGCGATATGTATTACAATAATCTTACGTTCACGAGCAACTTTAGTATTCTTAGTTCTGGGTATCGTATTTTTGTTGCTGGCATTTTAGACACAACCAATACAACTGGGAATGCAGGAATAACAAATAACGGAAACACTGGAGGTAATGCTTCTGGTGCAACAGGCGGCGGGGCCGGAGGGGGTCGTGGAGGAAATACAGTCGGAGGTAGTCTTGTCGGGTCAGGTGGAACTACAGCCACTACAGGAATTGGCACACAGGCAACTGTTGTTGCAGGTACTGCAACATCATTTGGTGGATCTAGTGGAAGTGCAGGCGCAGGCGGCGGATTAGGCGCTGTCGGTACTGCAGGAAGAACAGGCACCGCACGATTTGATAATAAAATGAATTTTTTTGACGTAAATCTTTTAAGAGGACAGGCTTTATATTCTGGGGGAATGTCTGGGCCAGGAGGTACTGCAGGAAATGGAAATGGTATCTTAGTAGCTGGTGGTGGCGGTGGTGGTGGATCGGGTGCTGGTGTAATAGCAATTTTTGCAAATATAATTAAACGTGACGGTACAACTGCTTCTAATTTTTTTCGCGTTAACGGTGGTGCAGGTGGCAATGGTGGAAATGCCGTAGGCGGAGGTGGCGGCGGCGGTGGCGCAGGTGGCGCAGGCGGCGCCATATACATAGTTTATAATTCACTTCAAAATTCAACAGCAACAAACATAATAAGTGCAAGCGGCGGGGCAGGTGGCAATGGTGGTATTGGCAGTGCTGGCTATTACGGAGGCACTGGAGGAACTGGATCAAATTCAGGCAGAATCATAGTTATCAATGCATCCACAGGTGTCGTGACTGAATACGACGGAACTGCAGTCGCTGGAAATACAGCTGCAGCTCCTACAGGAACGGCAGGCACCGTGGGCGGTACGGGTGCTATTTTACAAGCTAGCTTATAAGGAATTTTTAAAATGAGTTATTCATCTAATAAAGGTCAAAGAATTTCTGAAGGCGGCTTAGCTGGTCAAATTCTTATAAAAGCTTCTAACACTGATTACGACACAACATGGACAAACAATAGCGGGATAATAAACTCAGTCTTTGGTCGTATCGGTGCAGTCGTTGCAGCTTATGGCGATTATAATTCTGCTCAAGTTACTCAAGGTGCAACAAATTTATATTTTACAAATGCGCTAACAACAGCAGCTATAACAGCTTCATCACCTTTAAGTTTCTCAAGTGGTGTTGTGTCTATCGCTCAAGCCAACGGTTCAACTAACGGTTACTTATCCAGCACGGATTGGAATACGTTTAACTCAAAAGGCAATGCTACTGTTACAAACATAGCGATGACTGTACCTGCTTTTTTAGCTGTGACAGGAACTCCTATTACAACAGGCAGCGGAACATTTGCGATTGCATCTGCGTCTGGCTTAACTGCAAACTCAGTTCTTGCGACTCCTAATGGAACAACTGGTGCAGTGTCAGTTCGTGCGCTTGTCGCTAATGATATTCCAAACATAAGTGCTGCTAAAATTACGACAGGGGTTTTATCTCCTGCCGTTGGTGGTGTTCCACTTGGTTTTTTCGGAAGCGGAAGTGACGGGGACGTAACATTAACTTCTGGTGTTTTGCTTTTAGCTAGAGATATGTTCTACCGCAATCTTACGATATCGGGCACTGCAAGTATATTAGCTACTGGCTATCGTATTTTCGTATCAGAAACTCTTGATCTAACAAACGCACCTGCAAACGCAATAAACAGAAATGCAAATAATGGTGGAAATGCTTCAGGTTCAACTGGAGGTTCTGGTGCTTCTGCTTTAGCGGCTAACACAGTAGGCGGCACGGCAGGTGGAAACGGTGGTACTGCAGGCGGCACAGGTGTAACAACTGCTGGTTTCGTAACACAAGCAACAGCAATTACAGCTCAACAAACTTCCTTAGGTGGAAGTAACGGAGCATCAGGTGGTGGTGGCACATCTGCAGGATCAGCTAACCCTCGTACTCAAGTTCTTGCTCAAGCAAATTCATTTTATCGTGTTGACCATCAAATACTACGAGGTGCTTCAGTTTTTGGAGGAGGTTTGTCTGGCCCTGGAGGCACTTCAGGAGCAGGCGATGGCACAAATGCAGGTGCAGGCGGCGGGGGTGGCGGAAGTGGTCCTGGTATTATTTGTATATTTGCAAAAACAATAGCTCGTGATTCAACAACAGCCGCAGGTTGTATTTCTGTAAACGGAGGTAGTGGTGGAAATGGAGCAGCCTCAACTTTTGGGACCACAGGCGGCGGGGCCGGAGGTGCCGGTGGCGGTGGCGGGGTAGTAATACTTTATTATGCAAACTTAACTGGATCTATTGCTTATAATGCCATTAGGGCTTTTGGAGGCAATGGGGGTAATGGAGGAAACTCAGTTACCGCAACTCGATCTGCAGGTCAGGGAGGCCAAGGTGGCAGTGGCGGTAGGATTTTGTTATTTGACGTTACTCAAGGAACAATAACAGAAACTGACGGTACAAGAACTCTTGCTGCAGCACCAGCTGTTATTGCATCTGGAGATCAAGTCGGTGGCACTGGCACTACAGGCGTGCAAACCCAATCGGATTTATAAGGAAAATTTTATAATGAGCATATCTACAAATAGACCTTTAGGTATTCCTGCAGGCGGCACCACGGGACAAGTTTTAGCTAAGTTAACTAACAATAATTATGATTATACTTGGATTCCTGGCACTGGCTCTCCAGTAACTTCTGTATTTGGTCAAAGTGCTGCGGTTGTTGCTGTATCAGGCGACTATCACACCGATTTAATCATTGAGACCACAAATTTGTATTTTACAAATGCTCGAGCACTAGAAGCTTTAAGCGCATCTGCACCTTTAAGTTTTAATGCTGGAAATTTAAGTATTACGCAAGCAAGTGCAACAACAGATGGTTATTTATCCAGCACGGATTGGAATACCTTTAACTCAAAAGGCAGTGGAAACATTACAAGCGTAGATGTCACGGCTCCAACATTTTTAGCAGTATTAAACAACCCAGTAACAAGTAGCGGAACGATTGCAATAACTGCAAGCGATGGACAATTAGCTAATCAAGTTCTTGCTACACCAGACGGTTCTACGGGTACATTGTCGCTTCGATCACTTGTTGCAAACGATATTCCAAATTTAAGTGCTGCAAAAATAACTTCTGGAGTTTTAGCTATTGATCGCGGGGGTGCTCCTCGTCCTCCGTACTACGGTCTTGGTCAATTAGGAGATTTAACAATTACATCGGGCACAACACTTTTAGCTGACGATTTATATGTAAACAATTTAACTATTTCTGGAACTGGTTCAATTCTTGTAGCCGGTTATCGAATATTTGTTGCTGGTACTTTAGATTTAACAAATGCCCCTCTTGGAGCAATAACTCGAAACGGTGCAGTAGGAAACGCGGGATCGGGAGCTTCGGGCGGTGTTGCTCTTGGTGCTACAGGAGGAAATACTGTTGGTGGTAATAACGCTTCTGTGATTGGTGGCAACTCAGGAACAGGTGCAGGAACTGCGGGCGGTAACTCACAATATAGTGCAAATAGTTTGGGAGGTCAGGGTGGAGCTGGAGGTAGCGGCGGCGCGCCTGCTTTAGCTGCAGGAGCGGCAGGCGGTACAACAACTGTAAGCGCAGCTACAGTTCCTTTTCGACGTTTTGATTTTAATATGCTTCGTGGACCAAGTTTAAATCTTGGTGGAGGTTCTGGAGCGGCAGGCGGCGGGGCAAACGGAGACGGCACAAATAATGGTGGTGCAGGTGGTTCAGGCGCCACAGGCGGTAACATAATATATATCGCGTGTAACATTTTAAGACGCGACACAACTACAGCCGCAGGAGCTATTCGTGCTATTGGAGCTGTAGGAGGAGCCGGGGCAAACTCAAGTGGTGGAAATAGCGGTGGCGGGGGAGGTGCTGGCGGTGCGGGAGGCGGCTTTGTATATATCGCGTACAATCTCCTTCAAGGTAACGCTGCTACTAACATAATAAACGTGAGCGGGGGTCAAGGGGGTCAGGGGGGCAATGGCACAGGCACAGGACGTGGAGGTGCTGGAGGACAAGGCGGAGCTGGGGGAAGAGTGATTCTTGTAAACATGTCTACTGGAGTTGTGACTGATAGTAACGCAGTTACCACTTTACCTGCGGCTGCTACAACACCCACAACAACTACAGGCACTGCGGGTACCGCTGGAACAACTCTACAAGTGACTTTATAAGCACAGACAAGGATACATAAATATATGCTACCTTTTATTGATCAAAAGAAAATCGGCTCTGCAATGGTTAACATGCGTAAAGCTGATGGAACTCAACGCTATCAAGAAGGCGGTGAAGTTGAAGAACAAAAATCTAATGACAATCTTGAAAGTGTAGCTCAAGAACTTATTGACGCCGTAAATAGTAAAGACGCAAAAGCTGTGGCTATGGCACTTCAAGCTGCTTTTAACGTATGTGAATCCGAAGGTATGGAAGAATACGAAGAAGAAGAAAGTGAAATCTAATGCCACTTATTCAAGGTAAATCAGAAAAATCTTTTGAAAAGAATGTGAGAACAGAAATGGAATCAGGAAAGCCACAAAAACAAGCTCTAGCAATTGCTTATTCAGTTAAAAGAAAAGCTCAAAAGAAAGCTAAAGGCGGAATGATTAAAGACGCCGTTGAGCCTGCAGGATTGGAGCATCACTCAGCTCCTGGCTATGTCATGGAAATGGCAGAAGGTGGTCAAGTAAATCCTAAACTTATGGCTTCTCACATGGGAGTTCCCAGTTCCGCTCGTAATGTTGCCGAAGCGATTATTTCACACATTGCTAAAAAGAAAGGTTATGCAAAAGGAGGCGAGGTTCTTGAAAACAGCGCTGAGCATGAAGCAATGGAATCGCCTGAGATGGAATATGCTGAGCATGATCATGTGGGTGGCGCAGAAATAGGCAATCCAATTAAATACGGACAAGGATACGACCCAGTCGGTATGCAAGATTGCCATGAATCCTATTTGTCAGACGAGCTAGATGGCGAGTTTGAAGGCGTTCAACCTAAGAAGAAATACGCTGAAGGCGGTATGGTTGATCGTATTATGGGCAAGATTCGCAAAAAGCACATGGGAGCTTAATTAGCTTTCAGACAAATATACATCCATATGGATGTTAAAAATGCGCGAGATTTGGCGAAAATCATCGCTTTATGTAGAAAAAACAATGTAAAAAGCTGCAAAATCGGTGCAGAATCAATCGAATTCACACTTTCAGATGTGCAACCTGTTAAACAAAGAAAGTCTAAAGCAATTATTGATGAGGCAACAGACGACAAAGCTGTTCCTACTTATTCCCCAGAAGACATTCTCTTTTGGTCAGCTTCTATGAATAACGCTGTAGGTGGAAACTAATGCCAAAAATTACTCGTAAAGAATCAAACGCAGACGTTGTATACGCTAAAACTAAACAGGAAAAACAAAAGACCCCACAAGGTTGGAAGTGGTGGAATGCCAGAACAAATGACGAGCTAAAGAATCAAGTTCTTGAGAGCGCGACATTCTTAAAGACTCAGCAACAGTATCGCTTCACGCAAGCTGGTATTTATGCAAAGCTTTACGGCAATCAACCCCTTTATAACTTCGCTGGTAGCAACCTTGGTAAAATCATGGGTAGCACTCAAAACCTTCCTGTTGATCGTCCCACAATGAACGTCGTGCAAAGCTGTATCGACACACTTGTTAGCCGTATTTCACAAGCTAAGCCTAGACCTTTGTTCTTAACTGACAACGGAGATTACAAACAACGCAAGCTTGCTAAGCAAATGAACGACTTTATTAGCGGCGAGCTCTATCAAACTAAAGCGTATGATTTGGGTGAGCTTATGCTTAGAGACGGCGCTGTGTTTGGTACAGGCTGTTTAAAGATTTATGAGACTGACGATCATAAGATTGCTCTTGAGCGAAAGCTACTCACAGAAGTGTTTGTTGACCCCAACGATGCCTATTACGGCAAGCCCACGCAAATGTTTGAGCTAAAGCTTGTTGATCGGTCAATTTTGCAAGAGTTATTTCCTAAGTACAAGTCAGACATCGCACTAGCTGAGCAAGCTTTTCCTGAAAACTCAGCCGATGGTAACAGAAGTATCTCAGACCAAATCATTATTGTTGAAGCTTGGCATTTGCCTAGCAGCAAAACATCAAATGACGGCCGTCACGTAATTATCTGCTCAGCTGGCAAAATCTTAGATGAGCCTTATACAAAAGACTATTTCCCGTTTGCGTTCTTCCATTACTCTCCACGTCCTTTAGGATTTTGGGGTCAAGGACTTGCCGAACAGCTTATGGGAACCCAATCTCAGATCAATGAAATGCTTATCACTATTTCAAGATCCATTAATTTGGTGGGTGTGCCTCGTGTGTTTGTTGAAGCTGGATCAAAAGTTGGCAAAGCGTCACTAAACAACAACATCGGAGCTATTGTTCCTTATTCTGGAACTAAGCCTATTTACGAAGTTGCTCCTTGTATTCCACAAGAAATGTACGCGCAGCTTGAGCGTCTTATTCAATTTGCTTATCAACAATCAGGTATCAGTGCTCTTGCAGCCGCTGCTCAAAAGCCTGCGGGTCTTAATTCAGGTGAAGCAATTAGAAGCTATGACGATCTACAATCTGACAGGTTTGCAGCATTACAAAAACGATACGCAAATATTTACGAAGAACTTGCGTATAAGTTTTGTGACATGGCTAAAGACATTGCAGAGCGCACAGGTAGCTATCAAACAATCTATCCAAACAAAGACGGCACTAAAGAAATTAACTTGCCTGAGATTCACGATCTAAATGATCCTTTTGTTATTCAATGCTACGACACTTCTAGCTTGCCCAAGGAACCTGCGGGTCGATTACAAAAGGTAACAGAAATGATGCAAGCAGGACTTGTATCACCTGAAGAAGGTCGCAGGCTTTTAGACTTCCCTGACATTGAGCAAGTTGATAAGCTTGCTAATGCTAGTGAGGAGAGAATACTAAAAATCCTCGATGAGATTGTAGATAGTGGCAAGTACACGCCACCAGATCCTTTTATGGATTTGTTGTTAGCTGAAAAGCTTGTAGCTCAGTATTACAACTTATATGTCGCTGCTAATTTAGAGGAATCTAAAGCACAAAAGCTGCGTGATTTTTTCACACAAATTCAAACATTAAAGCAAGCAGCTATGCCGCCTCCACCTCCTATGATGTCACCTGACATGATGGCTGGAGCAGGAGCGCCAGTTCAAGGAGTACCAGAAGCACGTCCAGTTAGTGACCTGCTAAGTAACGTGCCTATTGGTTAATAAAAAAAGGAGAATTTATTGAATGCCAACAGTTAGTAATTTTGACATGGGAGCTCCAAGACAGATTGGAACTTCCGACGCAACAACAGGAACTTTTACACCAAGTGCAACTCCACCTGCAGACGGAGCACCCGTAGAAGCAGCGACTGCACCAGCACCTGAAGTTGAGAAAAAAGAACAGATGAGTCCAAAGCTCGTGGAGCTTGCTCGTCGTGCAAAAGCTCAAAGAGCTGCTCAACTTAGACTTCAACAAGAGCAACAAGCCCTTGCAACAGCTCGTGCAGATATTGAACGTAAGCAAAGAGAATATGAAACTAATTATATTCCTAAAGATAGATTGCAGAATGATTTCTTAGGAGTCTTAGCTGATGCAGGAATTACTCCTGAGCAAATTCAGAATTATTTCATGCAACAGCCAACAGCAACTGTAGAGCTCAAGCTTCAACAAGCTATGAAGCGAATTGAAGAACTTGAGAATGGTTCAAAGACATTTGCTAAGAACCAAGAAGAACAAGCGCAACAAAATTACGAAGCAGCTATTAATCAAATAAGAAACGATGCTAAAGTTTTAGTTAATACCGATCCTAATTTTGAATTAGTTAAAGAAATGCGAGCAGAAGAAGAAGTCGTGAATCTTATTAAAAGAGTATTCGATGAGGGAATTCCAGGGGTTTATACTCCAGGAACAGTTCTCTCCGTTGACGATGCCGCAGCCCAAGTAGAGGATTATCTTTTTGAGGAAGCAACACGTGTAGCTAACCTCTCAAAGGTGAAACAAAAGTTAGGTGTTTCTGCACCAGTAGAGACATCGCCGAAGCAAACACAACAACCACTAAATAAGCAACAATCCATTAAAACCATAACGAACTCAATGGTCGCTACTCCTACAAAACCGTTAAGCGCAGCTGAAAGGCGTGCTCGGGCGATAGCGATTGCTGAAGGTCGTTTACAAAATTAATTCATACGAAAGTAGGTCATTCACATGGCTGTTTATGCAAACGTATCGAACCAGGTAGCAGCGTTAAAAGAGCTTTATACCGGTAAATCATTGCCGCTTAATGGGGTAACTCATTAATGAATAATCGGGCAAAATCGGTGAAGGCTGAGATCGCTAATACCGAGGTAAACTACAAGTGTAAAAACTTTAGTCACTGTAACGCGTACTTATTGAAACTTAATAATCTAAACAATTATTCAGAATATAATATAAGCAAGAGTGCCCGACATCTTAACGAGATGAAAATGTACGCTGAACTAACTTGAATATATATGAAAAAGAAATGCTCTAATTGTAATAACGTATTTAAAATGGAAAGTTTTTATTTCCATAATAACCGTTATGACTGTTGGTGCAAAACTTGTAGAAAAGCATATATAAAAGCTTATCAAGCAAAAAATGCTGATAAAACTTTGGAAATTAAAAGACAATACGTTTTACGAAATCCTGAAAAAGTAGCTAAAACAAAAGCTGCTTATAGGAAAAAAAATAGAATAAAACTTAGAGAAAAAAATAAAGTTTACCAAAAGCAAAACAAAAAAGCAGTTCTTGCTAGAACTAGGCTTTATCAAGCATCTAAGTTAAATGCGACTCCTGATTGGTTATCAAAAAAAGCTATAAATGAAATAAAAGCTATTTATGAAAAATGTCCAAAAGGATTTCACGTAGATCATATTGTACCTTTGAGAGGAAAAAATATTAGCGGACTTCATGTTCCATGGAATTTGCAATATTTACCTGCTTCAAAAAATTTTAAAAAATCCAATCGCTTTTGAAAAGTTAGAAGCTAGAGATAAAAAACTTTAGCGGTAACAAATTGGACGATTATTTAAAAGATCTTGTTTATAAAAAGAATCCGTTCCTTGCGCTAGTCCCGAAAGACGAGAGTCCGAGTGGTTTTGCCGGGAAGTACATCCCTGTTCCTATCATTTATGGCACAGGCCAAGGACGATCACACACTTTTGCAAATGCGCAAAACCAACAAACTGCACCCGCAGACGTTGCGTTCTTCGTATACCGCATTAGTGATTATCAACTCGTAACCATCACCAACGAACTTCTTGAAGCGACATAAGATAATGCTGGCGCTTTCATTGACCAAGCTAAACTCAACTTGGACACAGGTTTTAGAAACATTTCTAACAACTTGGCTCAAAACTTGTTTGCTTCTGGAACTGGATCACGCGGTCAAATCGGAA